CACGGAGGCGATATTGTTTTTGTTGCCATGAGTGTTGCTGATTATGAGCTAATGTCTTATAATACGCAAGAAATTAAAAGATATATTAATCAGCTCGGTGAGGTGATAGTTTACTATAGGAATGTAACAATAAATGATGAAGATGGCGGAGCGGTGGAAATTAAAGTGGAGAAAGAAAATGAGTAGAATGAAAGATGATATGACGGTATGGGAAAGAGCAGAGATAGCAGCCAAGCTATCAGCAATTGCTTATATGAACCCCAAACCAGCAGAAACTGCATGTAAGAAATTAGGTTTTTCTTCAGGTAAACTAATCAGTAATGGCGGTGCAGAAGTACTTATTGCTAAAGACCGTAATGACCTATGGTTTGCATTCAGAGGAACAGAACCATCTAAACTAAATGATGTTATGGCCGATTTAAAAATTGTTAAAAATACTGCTAAAGCTGGTGGTAAAGTACATGGCGGATTTCAACAAGAAGTTGACGATGTATGGATGGAAATCGTAAAAGAATTAGAGCATAATGATCAATTAAAAGTAAGAAAAGATGTATATATTACTGGTCATAGCTTAGGTGCTGCAATGGCCACAATTAGTGCTACGCGTTATCAGCCTGAAGAACTCTTCACCTTTGGATCACCAAGGGTAGGTGGTAAACACTTTATTAAAAATATTAAATGTCCACATTACAGATTTATGAATAATAACGATATCGTATGTAGAATTCCACCAGCATGGTTAGGATTTAGACATCATGGCGAGATGATTTATTTTAATAGATTTGGAGATAAGCAACTTAAGCCAACATGGACAGATTTCTTTTATGGAATTGGTCAGTCATGGAAAAGATTTAAATTCTTTGATGGCGTAGTAGACCATGGAATGCCAAACTATGTTAAAGCAATTAAAAAGCTTTCAAAGGAAAAGTAATGTATTTTTTACTAATATTATCACTTAAATCCATTTTAAGTTCTATTATAGGTTCTTCATTCTACAACTGGTTCCAAGGAACAAAAGGTGGTATATGGTTCCAAAAACAAGTCGATAGATTTATGGCACATGTCGCAGATAAATACGATTTAGAATTAGCAAAAAAGGATGCTAAATTTAGAAAACAATATCCACTTATAGCTGAAAGGCTTGATTATGTAGAAAGCGTTGCACATTGCAAATGCGGTATTGAAGAGTTCGACGGTTATAAACCTCTTATATCTCGAATTGAAGAAATTGAAAGAAGACTCAAAATAAAAAAATAACACAAACCAGTGTACATTTGTTGAGTTTTATGGTATAATAGATATATTAAATGAAACACAAATATGAACGGGATAAACATTATGGATATAAATGTCACTAAGAGGGACGGCTCTCTCCAAAGCTTTGATCTAGAAAAAGTACATAAGGTACTAGAGTGGGCTGTAGAAGATATTTCAGGGGTATCACAATCTGAAATAGAACTAAAATCTAATATTCAATTGTATGATAAGATACCTGCATACGATATACACGAACTACTAATTAAGAGTGCATCTGAATTAATCTCTGAGCATACGCCGAATTATCAATTTGTAGCGGCTCGATTAATCAATTATAAATTACGAAAAGAAGTTTATGGTCAGTATGAACCATGGTCTCTTGCGCACATCATCATTGAAAATATTTCACGTGGAGTATACGATGGTGGGATTATGCAAAGTTATACTCGTGATGAAATAGATCAGTTAGATTCATACATAAAACATGATAGAGATGATCTATTTACATATGCTGGAATGGAACAGTTCCGTGGTAAATACCTAGTACAAGATAGAAAAGAAAAGGTTTATTACGAAACACCACAAATGCTGTATATGATGGTTGCAGCAACTCTATTTTCAAACTACTCAAAAGAAACTCGAATGAAATTCGTGAAGGATTATTACGATGCAATTAGTCAATTTTATATATCACTCCCTACTCCGATTATGGCAGGAGTACGTACTCCAACCCGTCAGTTTTCAAGCTGTGTGCTTATCGAATCTGGCGATTCTCTTGACAGCATTAACGCTACTGCCACCTCTATTGTAAAATACATTAGTAAGAAAGCAGGTATTGGAATCGGTGCTGGCTCTATCAGAGCTAACGGTGCTAAAGTAGGTGATGGTTCAGTTGTTCATACTGGACTTATTCCATTCTTAAAATATTTTCAATCGGCAGTTAAATCATGCTCTCAAGGCGGTGTTCGTGGTGGTGCAGCAACTGTATATCTACCAATATGGCACTATGAATTTGAGGACTTAGTAGTACTTAAAAATAATAAAGGAACTGAAGAAGGTCGTGTAAGACACATGGACTATGCGTTCCAATTAAATAAGTTAATGTATGAAAGACTATTAACAGGTGGTAATATAACGTTCTTTGATCCTAACGATGTTCCAGGATTGTATGAATCGTTCTTTGATGACCAAGAAAAATTTAAAGAGTTATACGAAAAATACGAAAGAGCATATTCTGTACGTAAAAAATCTTTACCAGCACTCGAAGTATTTCAACAGCTATTAACTGAAAGAAAAGATACTGGAAGAATTTATGTAATGAATGTTGACCATGCAAATGATCATGGTGCATTTAAACCAGATAGAGCACCAATTAGAATGAGTAATTTATGCTGTGAAATTGATTTACCGACAAAGCCATTGGAATCATATGATGACGATGAAGGTGAAATTTCACTATGCACATTATCAGCAATTAATTGGGGTTTAATTAACCATCCTGGCGAATTTAAAAAGTACTGTGAATTAGCAGTAAGAGGTTTAGATGAATTATTGGATTATCAAGCATATCCAATTCCAGCTGCAGAAAAATCTACAATGGCTCGAAGACCATTAGGTATTGGTATTATAAACCTAGCTTATTTCTTAGCAAAAAGAGGATTAAAATACGATGAATCGGCATTTAAGGTTGTAGATGAATATGCTGAATCTTGGTCGTATTATCTTATTAGAGCTTCATCAAAACTAGCCAGAGAAAAAGGTAAAATATCTGCAATTGATGACACAAAATACGGCTCTGGAGTACTTCCAATTGATACATATAAAGGTGCAGTAGATAATTTAATAGAGCATAAAGAACGCGTACCTTGGAAGCAATTAAGAACTCACTTAAAGGAACATGGTATTAGAAACAGTACTCTAATGGCATTAATGCCAGCCGAAACATCTGCACAGATTAGTAATAGCACTAATGGTATTGAACCACCTAGAGCACTCGTATCTTATAAACAATCTAAGGACGGTGTATTAGCTCAGGTTGTTCCAGGATACCACCATTTAAAAAATAAATATGATTTATTGTGGGATCAAGAAGGAACCGATGGATATCTCAAGATATGCGCAATCCTTCAAAAGTATATTGATCAGGGTATTAGTGTTAATACTTCTTACAATCCAGAAAAGTTTGAAGACAATAAAATTCCTATGTCATTAATGATACAGGACCTTGTTAATGCATACAAATTTGGATTAAAACAACTCTACTATTTTAACACTCATGATGGTGCAGGAGAAATGAAAGACGATGACCATCACCCATACGATAGTGGAACAACTGAAACCCAGTCAGTAATTATTGACGATGACGATTGCGAAAGCTGTAAAATATAAAGGATATATAAATGGCAATACTGAAAAAAAATAAAAAATCTCATTTAGCAAAAAACATGTTTTTAGATGAAGCAGTGGATATACAAAGATTCGACGTTTTAAAATATCCACAAATAGATAAAATTACAGAAAAACAACTTGGATTCTTTTGGAGGCCCGAAGAGGTAGATATTTCAAAAGATAAAAAGGATTTTGAAGGATTAACTGAACACGAAAAACACATTTTTACAAGTAATCTTAAAAGACAAATTCTTTTAGATTCCGTTCAAGGTCGAGCACCAAACCTAGCATTTCTACCAATTGCAAGTTTACCAGAAATTGAAAACTGGATTGAAACTTGGAGTTTCTTTGAAACAATCCATAGTAGATCATATACACATATTATAAGAAATGTTTATGCAGATCCTTCATTAGTATTTGATGGCATGCTTAATGTAAAAGAAATATTGGATTGTGGTAACGATATCGCTAAGTATTATGACGATTTAATCGATTGTAATGCAGGTCCAACAAATAAACTTGACCATAAAAGAGCATTATATATGTGCTTAATGTCAGCTAATGCTTTAGAAGGCATTAGGTTTTATGTGTCATTTGCATGTTCTTGGGCATTTGCCGAACTTAAAAAAATGGAAGGTAATGCAAAGATCATTAAGTTTATTGCCAGAGATGAAAATACTCATTTGGCAGGTACAACAGTTCTAATTAAAAATCTATTAAAAGAAGATAAAGATTATATAAAAATTGCTAAGGAAATGGAAGAAGAAGTAGTTAAACTATTTACTAAAGTTATAGAACAAGAAAAGGAATGGGCTCATTATTTATTTAAAGATGGCTCTATGATTGGACTTAACGAAAACATTTTAGGTAATTATATTGAATGGATTGGTTGTAAGAGAATGAGAGCATTAGGTTTAACATGCCCTTACACTGTTCCTAAAATAAACCCATTACCATGGACTGAGAAATGGATTGGTGGTGGAAACGTACAAGTAGCTCCACAGGAAACCGAAATTAGTTCATATGTAACTGGTGGTGTTAAACAAGATGTTGATCAAAAGGCATTATCAGGATTGAGCCTATGATGCATATACCATGGTTTACAAGACCTGAAAAAGTTTTACAAGTAGTAAACTTAGCACCAAGTGAATCTTGGATAGAAAAATTAACAGAAATACATCCTATGAAACAAATCTTCTGGGCATCAATAATTCAATTTATTGTGTTCGGTTTTATGTTATTTTCATTTTGGATGATTAACGGAGTAGTAAATTGAATATAGAAATTTGGGGTAAAGAGCCATGCCCATTTTGTACAATGGCAAAAAATTTATGTGAATCTAAAGGATTAGAATTTACGTATAAACACTACGGAATAGATTTTAGTAGAAACGAAATGTTAGATACATTTCCAGCTGCAAGAACATTTCCTCAAATTATTGTTAACGAAGAAAAAATTGGTGGGTATGATAACTTAAAGGCTCTGTTAGAATGTCAACCACAATAATAGAATGTAGTATTTGTTTTCATGCTTCTGAAATTTATTATGAAATTGATGAAGACGACAACCCAGACCTACTACCAAAGCATTGTCCATTTTGTGGTTATAAAGAACCAGAAGAAGACGATGAAGAAGATTGGGACGATATAGACGATACATAAATATAATTATGGAATGGTTATATGAAGGTAAAGTGTTTGTCCCACCAGAGAACTTTAGTTCTGATGATTACTATGGTTTCGTTTATGAAATAACAAATCGTTGTAATGGAAAAAAGTATATAGGAAAGAAGTTTTTCTGGAGTCAGAAAACATTACCTAAAACAAAAAGTAGAAAACGTAGAAAGAAAATATTAATAGAATCTGATTGGAGAAAGTATTTTGGATCGAATAAAATTTTATGTGAAGAAGTTAAAACTCAAGGCGAAGATATTTTCTATAGAAATATATTATATCTATGCAAAACTAAGGGTGAATGTGCTTACCTGGAAGCGAAAGAACAATTTGATAAAGAAGTACTAATGAGCGATACATATTATAATGGTATTATAAATGTAAGACTTGGCGGAAATGCAGTAAAAGGGCTAAAATAACACTGTACAATTAATGGAATATATGGTATAATAACACTATGAAAGCAGAAAAAAGTAATGTAATTCAGTTTCCAACAGAACGTAGAAAAGCTGAAGTAGAAGAAGAAAGAATGGACATCATGCTTCAAAACGAAGATGATGCTATTAATGTCTCACATTATATAATGGATCTAATACAATCAGCATTAGATGAATTATCAGTAGAATATCCAGATCTTAACATTGATATGGCAGATACTGATGACGTTAACTATAAAGATTTTATGGTTATTCTAAATATGCTGGTTAGTTTATTTTTCAGAAGAGCTGGAATGGATCATATCTTACACGAAGATTTAGAGTCATCCTATGAAAAATTAGCAGCACTAGTTGCTTTCAGATTAGAAGATTACCAATTAACAGTAGAGGACATTGACGACGAAGATGATATTACTTGATTATAGCCAAATCGCACTATCAAATATTATAGTGCAAAAACTAAATGATGAAAAAATGATTAGACATATGATACTAAATAGTATTAGAATGTATAATAAAAAATACCGAGCAGAATACGGCCAAATGGTTATTTGTGCTGATGGTATGAATACCTGGAGAAAAAGCTTTTTTCCAGAATATAAAGCTCATAGAAAAAAGAAGAGAGCAGAAACTGATTCAACTATGAATTGGAATGAAGTATTCAGAATTCTAAATTTAGTTAGAGAAGAACTTAAAGATAATTTTCCGTATAAAGTAGTACATATGGAAGGTGCAGAAGCTGATGATATTATCGGTGCTCTAGTACAAAATACTCAAGAGTTTGGCAATCATGAACCAGTTATGATTATATCTTCTGATAAAGATTTTATACAATTACACAAATATTCAAATGTGAAACAGTTTTCACCAATTCAAAAGAAAGCTGTTTCAGATAAAAATCCTAGGACATATTGTTTTGAACATATATGTCGTGGCGACAAGGGTGATGGTATACCAAATATACTATCGCCTGATAACTCTTTTGTTGATGAAATTAGGCAATCGCCAATGACGCAAAAGAAAATAGCTTATTGGTTAGAAAACTCTGATAAGCTACAGGAAGTGATGACAACTGAGGAATTCAGAAATTACCAAAGAAATAAAAAACTTATTGATTTGGAAGAAATCCCGGTTGATCTATCTCAAACTATTATAAATAATTTTGTAGAGCAAAAGCCAGCTATGCGAATGAAAGTTTTAAACTATCTAATTAAAAACAGATTAAAAAATCTGGTTGAATGTGCGGAGGAATTTTACAATGGCTAATTTATTAATCTCTGAGGTATTAAATAATACCGGTAAGAAAAGAGGAAAAGCTGAGAAGCAAAAGTATCTAAAGGAAAACTATTCAGTTGCCCTTATTACAGTTTTAAAAGGAGCTTGGGATCCCATTATAGAATGGAATTTACCAGAAGGCGAACCACCTTTTAAAAAATCAAAAGAACCACTAGGAATGGCTCCTAGTACTATCCAATTAGAACAAAGACGATTACCCTATCTTGTTAAAGGACATCCAAAAGCTAAAGGATTACCACAAGCAAAGATAGAAAAAATGTTTATCGACATGTTAGAATCAGTACATCCTGACGAAGCCGATATTCTTATTGCAATGAAGGACAAAGCCTTTACCGGTAAATTCGGTGGTGTTACCAAGAAAATGGTAGCAGAAGTATGGCCTGACCTATTCAGTGATATGGTGTTAGATGAGTCTGTAATTGATAAGGCCATTTAATTAAATTTAACTTTAAAGGAGAACCCGATACCTACATTATGTTTTTTTAAATTTTAACTAACCAACAAGGAGAATCCATGCACGAGATTCATCGATTGAGGCGAGATATCATTGAAACTAAACATTATAGAATGAGATTAATTAAAAAAGGCAAAGAAGTTCTGGCATATAAAATGGCTAAAAAAGTATTATATATGGAAAAGAATCTTCAAGATCTTGAACAGGTATATATGGGGAGGTAACCATGGGGTTAACCTCACTCGTGGGGTTAACTTTTACTAAAAACATGTGTACATGTGCAGTAAAGTATGGTATAATGGTATTATATTACAAACAGGTTATATTATGAATATATTTATCTTAAATGATGATCCAGTGAAAGCAGCACAAGACCAGTGCGATAAACATGTGGTGAAAATGATTGTAGAATCAGCTCAAATGCTTTCTACAGTACATCGTATGCTTGATGGCGTAATGGAACGTAGGCCATCAAAGTCTGGTTCCATGTTACAATACTTTAAACTTAATGACGAAAGAGAAGACATTCTTTATAAGGCATGTCATTTTAATCATCCATCTACAGTATGGACCAGAGAATCAGTACACAATTACAAATGGCATTATAAACATTTTGTAGCCTTATGCGATGAGTATACATACAGATATGGTAAAGTTCATGCTACTGATTTAAAACTTAGAGGAGAGTTATATGACGTACCAGATAATATTCCTCAAGTACCAATGACACCATTTAAATTAGCAATGGCTTCATTTCCAGAATGTATCTCAGAATGTCCAATTACATCGTATCGTAAATTTTACGAAACAAAACAACATAGGTTCAATATGGCTTGGACTAAACGAGAAGTACCGGAGTGGTTTAATTATGCCAATGTATGATTTTAAAAATTTAGAAACTGATGAAATAGAAACTAAAATGATGTCTATTGCTGATATGCAAGAATATGTCAAGGATCCAAATATCCAACAAGTTATATCTCCATCGCATATAAGTTATGAAGGAGATAAATCTTTATTGAGAAGAGCCGGAGACGGTTGGAAAGAAGTTCAAGATAGAATTAAAAGTGGATTACCACCAAAAGATAGGGATAAAATTAGAACAAAATGAATAAGAAGCCATCAAAACTTAGAATTGAGCATTTAGCCAAATTAGAACCACTAACACAAAACCAGAAACTTGCATTTGATTCATTTGCGTCTGGTAATCATATGTGCTTAGATGGTTCAGCAGGTACAGGTAAAACCTTTATATCACTATATCTTGCACTAGAAGCTGTCTTAAAGAAAGAATACAGTAAGGTTATTATTGTTCGTTCTGCAGTTCCTACAAGGGATATGGGATTTCTACCAGGAACACAAGAAGAAAAAGAAGATGCATACACTGCACCTTATAAAGCTATTGTTAATGATTTATTTCAAGATAACGATGGATGGTCCAAAATGGTCCAAAATAAAAATATAGAGTTTCTTACAACTTCGTTTATAAGAGGATTAACTATTAAGAATGCAATTGTAATAGTTGATGAATCTCAAAACTGTAATTACCATGAGCTATGTTCAGTAATCACAAGGTTAGGTGAAGACTGCCGATTTATAATGTCAGGTGATTATTACCAATCCGATTTTACAAGAAATGGTGATAAAGACGGAATTAAAGAATTTATTAACATTATTCAAAACATGAAATATTTTGATCATATCGAATTTTCATGGGAAGATATCGTACGAAGTGGATTCGTAAGAGACTTTATTATGACAAAGGAATTATATGAAAATGGGAAACTTTAAACATGAACCGATTGATCTTGGGTACACAGACCTTACTGCACAATCTACTGGCTCTGGGCGAGAATACGCCGATCCTGATAATAATCGCTATCCTAGTGTTACAACAGTACTTTCAATATTAAGCGAAGATCATATTCGTGCTTGGAGAGCTCGTGTTGGTGAAGAAGAAGCCAATAGGATATCACGAAGAGCTTCTACAAGAGGCACAAAAGTACATGCTGTACTAGAGAAATACGTAGATAACGATAAAGATTATTTAGATGGTGCAAATCCAATTGTTACTTCTAATTTTCTTGAAGTTAAAAAGATTTTAGATGAAAGGCTAAGCTTGGTTTATGCACAAGAAGCAGCACTATATTCTAAACACTTAGGATTGGCCGGAAGAGTCGATTGTGTAGGTGTATGGGATGGTAAAAATTCTATTATAGATTATAAAACAGCAGCCAAACATAAACGAAAAGAATGG